GATCAAGCGGACTTAGCCGACTGCGCGTGAACGCGAGTCTTCTGCCGCTTCGCAAGGTGTGCTACATCGACGGAATCGTCGGCCCATACGACGGAACAAGCAACGGTCCGCATTGGTTCTCCATTTATAACAGCACCGGGTCTGCAATGACTTTCCGGATCATGCGTGCCCACTTTGATTGGGTGGCAAACACTGGAACTTGGCTTGGCAATAATCCTGCTGCTCCAACTCCGTGGGCACACCCTTGGGAATATCCGGATGGATATAACCCATCAAACGGACCCAATCCGTTCCTCAACGGCATTTCTGATGCTACCGCGGTCATTACCGTGGGTGCCGGAGCAGATTGGAAGTTCTATCGAGACGATTTGGGAGTGTACTGGACTGGTAGTTATTCGGGCGGAAACGGTGAGGCTACATCTAGTGGAGGTATTGGCCCGGCGGTTTCTGCAACAATCGTGAACGGTGTCCGAACGGGTACCTATGGCCGAATCCTCATGCACCTGATTCGACTCACCTGAGGTTAGCCATGTCCACCCACGACGAAAACCTGTTCTTGGCCTTGGGCCGTCTTGAGGGCAAGGTCGATTCTCTCCTCGCGTTGCAGAAGGTTCAAGAAGAGCAGATCAAGGAGCACGACTCCAGACTGCGGGCTTTGGAGAACTCCAAGGCTTTCCTGATGGGATTTGCGGCGTTGGTGGGAGCCATCGCCTCTGCACTGTTCAACATCATCACTAAGCACTAAGGAAACACACCATGCGCGTTACCCGCCTGTTCACCCTGTCCGGAGCCGCTACTTCTGCGATCGTTGAGCCGAAGATGATTTACAATGAGGACGGGATCTTTCAGATTCAGGTCCACAGCGGTTCTCCAACAGTCGTGTTGCAGGGCCGACTCAGTCCCGATGCCCCGTGGTTTGATGTTTACCTCAATTCCGCAGGAGCGACTTCCGCCAGCGGCAGTGGTTACTTCACGGTTCCCCTGTTCCCGCAAATGCGTTGCGTCATCACCGGCTCTGCGTCGGTGAGCGCGTGGCTGGGAGACTGACATGGAGAAGAAGGAACTACTGGAAGCCCTGCACACCACCCTGATCGGGACCCTGCTGGACAAGATCAAGTCCGGCGAGGCCACGGCAGCGGAACTGAGCGTGGCTCGGCAGTTGCTCAAGGACAACGGGATCGATGTGGCTGCTCAGGCCAGCCAACCGATCCTGAAGTTGCACGAGGCAATGCCCTTCGATCCGGCCGAGGATGACCTGAAGTATGGAACTTGACCCGCGACTAAAGGACTTCCGCAACTTTCTGCACATGGTGTGGAAGCACTTGGGCCTTCCCAAGCCCACGGCCATGCAGTACGACATCGCCAAGTATCTCCAAACGGGGCCTCGGCGATGCGTTGTGGAAGCCTTCCGCGGAGTCGGGAAGTCCTATGTCACCTCGGCCTTCGTGTGCCATCAGTTGCTCTTGGAACCGTCCAAGAACATTCTGGTGGTGTCGGCCAGCAAGCAGCGTGCGGATGACTTCAGCACCTTTACCCTGCGGCTGATCGAGGACATGCCGATCTTGGCCCACCTCAGGCCCAAGGAGAACCAGCGTTACTCCAAGGTCTCCTTCGATGTCGGCCCTGCGCCTGCCCAGCACGCCCCCTCGGTGACCTCCAAGGGCATCACGAGCCAGATCACCGGGTCCCGTGCAGACCTGATTATCGCCGACGACATCGAGGTGACCAATAACTCGATGACGCAGGTGATGCGAGAGAAACTCTCGGAGACGGTCAAGGAGTTCGACGCGGTCATCAAGCCGGGCGGCCGCATCATCTACTTGGGCACCCCGCAGTCCGAGAACTCGATCTACAACCTGATGCCGGATCGCGGCTACGAGATCCGGATCTGGCCCGCACGCGGCCCGGACGAGAAGCAGCGGACGGCCTACGGGGACCGGCTCGCGCCCATGATCCGAGAGATCGCTCCCGGCCAGCCGACCGATCCCGATCGATTCGATGAGGGCGAGTTGATCGAGCGCGAACTGTCGTGGGGCCGCTCCGGCTTCGCGCTCCAGTTCATGCTGGACACCTCCCTGAGCGATGCCGACAGGTTCCCGCTCAAGATCAACGACCTGATCGTTATGGACTGCAACCCGGAACTGGCCCCGGAGAAACTCGTGTGGGGCTCCGGGACCGACCTAGCGCACAAGGAGTTGCCTTGCGTGGGATTCAACGGGGACCGGTACCACCGGCCCATGTCTGTCGTGGGGGACTGGATCGCGTACAACGGCAGCGTCATGGCCATCGACCCGAGCGGCAGAGGCGCGGACGAGACGGCCTACGCGGTTGTCAAGATGCTGAACGGGACGCTCTTCGTGACGGCCGCAGGTGGCATCCCCGGCGGGTACTCCCCGGAGACGCTGGGGGCCCTAGCGGCGATCGCGAAGAAGCACAAGGTGAACCAGATCATCGTTGAAGCGAACTTCGGCGACGGCATGTTCACCGAACTGCTAAAGCCCGTCCTCGCGAGACAGCATCCCTGCGCGATCGAGGAAGTAAAACACTCGATCCAGAAGGAACGCCGCATTATCGACACACTTGAGCCGGTGATGAACCAGCACAAACTGGTGATCGACACCGGAGTCATTCGACATGACATGGCCTCGACCCGGGACATGCCCCCTGAGAAGGCTCTTCAGTACCAACTGATGTACCAGATGAGCCGCGTGACCAAGTCCAGAGGGGCCTTGGCGCACGACGACCGTCTAGACGCACTGAGCATGGCTGTCGGATACTGGTCCGAGCGGATGGCTCAGGATGTGGACAAGCGGATGAATGAAAGAAAGTCCAAGATTCTTGACAAGGAACTCAGAAAGTTCCTTGAGCACACCATCGGCCGTAGACCGAAACCGAAGACTTGGATGTGAAATTATTGGGTGAGTCTATGGATCGGGCTGGTACCTAGAGTAAACTCTAGAGATACTCCAGAGGAAACTCTGGATAAGTAAGACAGGTAAGGCAGATAACAAAGGTGAATCAACATGCGTGATCGAGATTACGCTAAGGAGTACCGCGAGTATCACGGTAAGCCCGAGCAGATCAAGAACCGCGCCAAGCGCAACGGTGCTCGCCGCAAGGCCGCCAAAGCCGGGCTGGTCCGCAAGGGCGATGGCATGGAGGTTGACCACAGGCGACCCCTCAGCAAGGGCGGAAGCAACCACAGAAGCAACCTGCGGATTGTCACCCGCAAGACCAACCGAACCAAGGGAGATCGGTGATGCTGAACCACGAGAACTCAAAGCGAAGATTCTGGAGATTCTACTCCAGATACTTCCGGCAAACGCCGATAGTGACCTTTCCGTCCGTCTATGACGGCCTTACCGCGGCTGGCGGGACTTATGTGGATATCCTTGATGGCCGAAATGCCGGATATTCATCCTTTACCGACCAGATCGATGGGGGAACTTCGGGTAAGGGCTCGACACAATACACGGGATTGGGTGCTGCCGGTGGTACCTATTCCGATGTACTCACCGGGGAAACTTCTTCGACTTCAACCTCGTACAGCCTCGCCGTCGAAGGCGGGGATTCTGCCTAATCAGGAATAACCATGACGACCATCAACGCAAACATCTGCATCCGACGAGATACTGCTGCCAACTGGACGAGCAACAACCCGACGATGCTTGTCGGTGAGATTGGCTATGAGACCGATACCGGGAAGTTCAAGGTTGGTAGCGGTTCGGCATGGAACTCCACGGGCTACGCCAATACCCAGACCACCAGCCTGACCGTCACCAACGATGCAACCATTAGTGGTCTTCGCATCGGCAAGGGCAACAATGGCGTGGCCCAGAACACGGCTGTAGGTAGCGATGCGCTTGGTGTGGTCGGTGATGCCAACCGGAACACGGCAGTCGGGTATCAGGCTGGCTACAACATCAATGGCGGATGCGACAACACGCTGGTTGGACGCAACGCTGGTCGTCTGATTACTGGCGGGGCGGGCAACGCCAGCGGATTCGACAACACCTGCATTGGGTCTAACGCGGGCCAGACCATCGCTACGGGAAATACCAACACACTGATTGGCTCTGCTGCCGGACGAGACTTGACATCCAGCAGCAACACCGTGGTTGGGCAGGCTGCGGCATTGGTTACGACAACGGGCGGCAGCAACACCGCGGTTGGCGCAAACGCGCTCCGGAACAACGGAACCGGAAACAGCAATGTGGCGGTCGGAAACGATGCGCTTCGTGGGCTTGCCGGAGCAATGAATGTCGGCGCAAGCACGGCAGTCGGGGCATCGGCTCTTCAGGCAGTTCAGCCGACTTCAACCTCACGCAGCAACACCGCCGTTGGCTTTCAGGCAGGACTTGCCATCACGACTGGCGCGTTCAATGTCGCGGTCGGTAATCAAGCCTTGGTGCAGAACCAACTCGGAGACGAGAACACCGCTCTCGGCGAGTATGCAGGAGACGGCTGCAAGGCAAGCAACAATACCCTTGCGGGTCGTGCAGCGGCATACCGAAACTGGTGGGGTGTTGACAATGTGATGATCGGCCGCGGTGCGGGTTGGGGTAACGCCACCATCGACAACCAGACCAACGAGTTCTTTGCTACCAACCCGCCGTACAACGCCTCGCAGAACACCGTCGTTGGATTTGAGGCGTTCAAGTTCCCCAAGGACACCTCTGGACAGGCTTCATTCTCTGTAACGATTGCAGCGGGTTCCCCGATCGTTGTGACTTGGGCAACTTCCACCCCCGCCAATGGCACCAAAGTGGCCTTCACGACTACGGGAACGCTTCCGGGTGCGCTGTCTGCGGGTGTGACCTATTATGTTGTTGGGCAGTCGGGCACGACTTTCCGGCTTGCGTTGACTCCCGGTGGGGCGCAAATCAACAACTCGACATCGGGCAGCGGCACCCATACGGGGTATCTGTCGGGCACTACTGTGTCCGATGGCAACACCATCGTCGGGTATCAGGCAGGCTCCAACAACCCGATGTCGGGCAAGTACAACTGCCTGTTCGGCTGGAAGGCTGGCGATGCGCTGACCACGGGCGATAACAACATCGTCATCGGCAAGGATCAGGACGCTGATTCCGCATCGGGCAGCAACCAGATCAATGTCGGTGGCGTGTATTTCCACGACCGTCTGCTGTACACGGAGCGGTCTGATCCGGCGGCTCCGGCAGCCAATCAGGCGGTGGTCTACGCCAGAGACAACGGTTCAGGAAAGACGCAGTTGTGCGTCCGATTCAACACGGGTGCGATTCAGGTTCTTGCAACGCAGCCGTGATTGGGGGACCTTCATGGCCAAGGGAGACCGCATCCTGAAGATTCGTGGCCAAAGGTGGCGGATCCGCTTCGTGCCGTTCCTAGGGGATGCGGAGGGCTTATGCGACAAGCCCGCGAGAACGATCAAGATCGCCTTGGGCAAGTCCGAACAGGACACCTTGGACTCGATCGTCCACGAGATCCTGCATGCCGCCCTGTGGGACCTAGACGAGGAAGCCGTGCACACCACGGCCAACGCCATCTCCGAGGCCCTGTGGAAACTCGGATATCGGCCAGAAGGCCCTTGAACTCTTGGATCAGGAAGTTATACTTCCGTCTGTCGATTCTCCTCTGGCCCCCAGAAGCCTAACAGCCTCTGGGGGCTTTCTCCAGCCGTCCTTGCCGTTGATCTAACCTCTCGCCCGCCAATAAAGCCAGCAGCGGGGAATAAACCGTAGCCGCTGAGCCTACCGCTTGGGCCAAGAACAAGATGCCGTGCGTACGAACCGGCAATGTGGGTAGTGGGAATCCCACACGGAAGGA